TTGTCACCTCCTTTGCACGAGATAACCACAGCTTGCCTGTGGTACGATGTGCTAGGGAGGTAAGACAAGCCTCTTTATTTGAACGTAGGCCTAGCCTAAAAAATCCATCGAGGGATGCCTACATGTTCTCTTTTACCAAATTCCTCATGATGGCAATTTCTGCATTTCTTTTAGCAGCATCGCTCCAGTTGGCATAATTTTTGTATCTAGTAGATTCAGCAATGACTTGCTTGATCGCATTCATAACGGTCTTCTGATCCGTTCCTAATCGCTGGCAAACGTCCGCCATCACCTGACGCCAATGAGCAACTACATCGTTGCCGTTGTTCTGCCTATTCTGTTGAGGCTGATAATAACCGGAAGTCTGTTGCTGATAGCCTTGATTTGGCCGATACTGACTGGATTGCATGCCGTCATCATCAACGTCACTCGCAACACCCATGAACCCTGCCAGCTGATATCGCTTGGCGTATGTTATGAGAGAGCCGACGTCCTGAGGGGTAGCATTCTGCTTAAGAGGCAAGCTAAGCCACCCGCTCATCATTACTCCGCCCTTTTCGTGCATCAAAACCGTACGCACAGCAGGAAGTCCGTTAACCGTCGCTACCTCCTGAATAAATGACAGTCCCGTTCCTGCCATGGCTTCATCGACCGCCTTAATGACACCTTCAAGTGTCACGTACGAGCTTTTAAAATATGGATTTTTTCCATCCTTGGCGGGTTGCTTGATATTCTGGCGAAACTCGCTGAGAGCCTTATACAAAGACACCATGTCTTTTTCTTGATTTTCTTCCAATGATTTCACCTACTCTATGATTGTTTCTCGATCACTAGCCTTGACCACGTTGATTCCCGCTTGAACGCAGTATCTGGCCAAATCATCTAGCTGATCTTTAGTCCCGCGCAAGGTAAAGCTTACTTGCTGCAATTCTTGCTTAACCTCACCAGTAACGGTATCAATGAGTTTCCCATCACCGATATCAACCATTTTCGCCTTTTTTTCGGCTGTTTCCGCTTGTTTATGAGCCTTGAAAAGTTCCTCGACCTCTTCGTTTTTTTTCAAATCGTCTTCGATGAGGTTTTCGATATCTATATAACTCATCCCTTTTTGATGCAGATCCAGATACCTCTCAGGTACTATTCCTCGACTGACACATTCTCGTGAGATTTTTTCAGCCTCTTTGGCCATGTTTGCAGCAACCTTCATCGACTCGGCAATTTCTTCCAAAATTGTCTTTTTGGCCGTTGACTTTAACAGCCATTTATCGATGATTTCAATTTTGTCAGCACTGACACCATAATTAGGAGCCATCTCTTCGATGATTTCCTTAACGTTTTGTCTTCGCTGCTCTTTTTGTTCAGATTCAAAGCTGTCGATGGTTTCTTTTAGTTCCTGAGAAGCGGCTTTGCAGTCACCTTCCAGTTCCTTCAAACTTGACTCAAAGACACTGAACGGCTCATTCCATGCCTTTTTGTATCTTTTGCGCACGTCAGCAATGCTTTTTTCAAGCTTGTTGACCTCTGTCCTTGAGGCTTTGGTCGCTTTGATGCTATCGTCAGTAGCGACTAATCCTTTTGTTTTTTCAAGCGTTTCGTTAACGTACAGTTTCAGCCTGTCAGCACTTGGAAACTCGATAGTCCCAGGCGTGAAGTTAACCTCGATTTTTTTTAATGGTTCCATCTTCAAAATCCTCCTAGAGTGTGCTATACTTAGCACGTGCTAATTCTGTGCCGCCCTTATATCGGGCGGTTTTTTAGTCTACGTCGATTTTGTCAAACTCTGTCAGCATTTTTAGCAGAGCGGCATGAGGTTTCCACCACTTGCTGTCCTTCAAAATGAGTTGGTCGAACGCCCACAGAACGCTGTGGGCTTTTTTAGCATTGCGGACAAAATCTCTAACAATTTCTTCTGGATCTTGATCTTCCATATTCTTACCCCCTTACGATGGCGTCTTTTTCTTCGTCCAGCCTCTCAAGGCTCTCCATCAGCTTTGCCCTGTTCCATGCCGTATCAAGTGACTGTTCAAGCGACCAGTCATCTGTGGCCATGATATCAGCCACTGTATACTGCTTGAGGATTCTGTTCCTCGTCTGTTTAATTCCTGCTAAAACGTTCATTTCTTGTTTCTCCTTTTCCTTATAGTTTCAATTTCTTCGATTTTCTTAAGCACCTTTTCAAGCATTTCGTCTCCGTACGTTTTTTTTGTGATGTCTATCAGCTTTTTGGCATCCTCACCGCGAGCTTGCGTTTCTAGAATACAAAACGCTGCAAGGTAAGCTAGCAGCTCTTTTTCTGCATCGGGATCATTGACATATGAAGTTACAGTGGCAACGAGCCATGCACTATTTTCTGTTTCCCATTTCGTGTTACTAGCCATGGCAAGCAACAAACCCATGGTACTGGCAGGCACCATGACGGCCTTTTCTTTTCCTATTTCCACGTTTTTCATCTCCTTATCTTGGTAACTTGGCCCGCCAGTCAATCCGCTGGCGGTTTTCTTCCATCCACTCTTTGGCAGCCTTGGCAAAGATTATGTTCTGTGAACCTCTGCCTTGACTGGGAATCAGCCAGCCATCAGTCCCGGTAATCTCGTCGCTGAATTTCGAGAAGATATAGAGTGCTACCCACTCTTTGGATTTATTCCCGCAGCACTTTTTGCGGAATTCATCGAGCGACCATGTAATGCCTGACAAATCTTGATTAAGCAGATCATCGATTCTGCTATTGATCAAGTTTTCGACATATTCTTGATCAATCGTTATTTTTATTGGCGACATACTAAATCCTCCTATTCGCAAATTTTTTCTTCCCAGTCAATTTTCGGGAAGAATTCCTTATACCACTTCTTAGCCCCGGTAGACAGGATTACAGTTCCTGTTCTCCCGCCACTTCCCTCCTTTAAGGTGCACCAGCTTTTGATTTCGCTGATGTTGGGCTTGAGAAGGCATTCTTTAATCCATGTGACATTCTTTGGGATATCCAACTCCCGTTTGAAATCAGCGACGGACCACGTTTTGACCTCTTCAGCCTGCCGCTTCAGGTCTTCATAATCGACCCGATTGACCAAAACCATGTCCTTTGGAATAGTTATGGTCACTTCAGCTTTCAGATTCTGCATGCCAAATCCTCCTCTCCGACAAATTTGTTCACGAAATATTGCTGGCCCTTGCCAGTAACCTTCGTGGTCTTGCATATTCTGCTTGAGCCATCGCTTTGATTGATGGTTCTTTCAATAATCTTGAATAGGCCTAACTCCATGCTCTTCTGTGTAGGCATGTTATAGTCGGACCCCTTTCTGCTGATCAGATAACCGTGTTCGCGAAGCCATCTGAACAGCCTGTTAGCCCCGATGTCAACACCGTTGCCACGGATAATCTTGGCAAGCTCCCCAATAAGGATTGTCGTATCACTTGCCGCAACACTATCGGCAAAGAGTGCCTTAGGTTTTGCCGTTTCAAGTTCAATCTTGAGACGTGCATTCTCGTTTTGGAGAATTGCATACCCTCGCTTTACGACCTCCTGTGGATCGTTCCACTTGCGCTCAAGCTCGATGAAGTAGCGGCGGTATCTCTTGCCTAAATCAGAATGGCTCATCATGCACAACTGTTTGGCCATGTCTAATGTTAGTGCGTAATCGTCATATTTTCTTACTGTTCCATTGCCACTTTGAACGACCGTACCTTGAGGTACACTCGTAAAATCCGCGTTTTCTTCAAAATCTTTGAAATTTTGTTCAACCCATGCGCTAAATCTCTTTTTGATCTCTAGCCCTTTGTGCAAATCTCTTGCACTAACTAATTGACGGTCATTCTTGACCATGACTTTAATCAAATCCATTTCTATTCCTTCTTTCTAATGTTTTTTCACCGCCAAAGAATATGCATCTAACTCCGAATTAATCCGGTAGTAATTCGTAAAAAAAATATATTCCGACGGCAACCCGTAGACAGAACATATTTTTTCAATTGTTGCAAGCTTGATTCTACTTGCATCTTTTTCGTACTCAGATAATGTCTGATAGCTAATTCCTATTCGTTTTGCCGCCTCTTTCTGGGTCAAACCTGCGTTGACCCTGGCAGCCTTAAGCGTTATCTTTGGCAAATTAACCATCTCCTTCCTAGAATAATTTAAGTGCCAAATCAATTAGATTCAGCAATGCTATACCTATCAGCAATCCTAAGGTAATTTTATCTTTTGTCTCTCTTTTCATGTTGAATAAGGGGTCCTATCAAGGTATACTAAAGCCTGGGGGATTTCTCCCCTGACTTTAGTATTTTTTAGAAGAACCAAGAATGAATCTTGTCAATCAATTCTAGAATGAATGTTAGGACGGTTATTCGAAACATCCATTCTTTCTGACAATTTTCTTTCTTTTGGTTCTTTTTTTCTGTCCTTTTCAAGAACCGTATCCTCCTTTCTAAGGTTAAGGTCTCAATCAACCTTACAAACACTATTTTATACCGGATTAATTCGGTAGTCAACCTTTTTTTCGGATTTTCTTGTTTTTTTTTCGTATTTTATCGAATTTATTGTTACAATATATGTGACAGATATGCCCAAAATCCGGAGGTGTATGATATGGGTAGAAATAGGCTAACCCCTCAAGAAATAGAACTTAAAAAAGTAATCTCCTCTAACTTAAATAAATTGTTAGAAAAGACTACAAAGAAAAAAATAGATGTCCACCGACTTCTTAATATTCCACAAAGTACCGTTAGTGACTATTTTTCAGGAAAAACACTACCATCTGAAGAAAACATCATTAAATTAGCTGATTTTTTCGGAGTCAACACTTATGATATTGATCCAAGAATGAGAGCTACTGATTCTAATTACAATAAACTGCAGATGACTTTGCTAACCAAATACGAAAAATTGAATTTGGACAGAAAGAAAAAAGTTGTTGACTATGCCGAAGTGCAACTCAAAGAACAAATGCGTCAGCAAAATAAAGTCCATTCTATAAATGACACAAAAAATGTTTATTATGTAGATGTCCTGGGCGCTGTTTCTGCCGGAACCGGCGAATGGCTGACCAGAGAGCAGCACGAAGAAGTGTCCGTTAACAACGAACCTCCTGAATATGATTTTGCAGTGCGTGTTAATGGTGACTCCATGACTCCGCTTTTTTCAAACGGGCAAATCATTTATGTAAACAGAGTATTTGAAACCAGTGAAGTCAGGAGCAATCAATTCGTCATTGCAGAATTAAACGGAAATGCTTACGTTAAGAAGATTGTATTTTCCGACAACAGACGCAGCTGCCGTTTGATCTCATTGAATAAGAACTATGATGACATCGTCATTACTGTCGATGATGACTTCGAAGTTGTCGGCGTGGTAATAATTTAAGAAAGGACTGATTTTATGGGACTTCTAGACAAGATAAAGCAATTAGCATCAGAAAGAAGTGTCACTATCGCAGAAATTGAAAGAGCAACCGGCGTTAACCAATAGGAGATGAATTTATGTGGATTAAACAATTAAAGGTTAAAGACTTTAGAGCCTTCCAAAAAGAAACTACCATTAATTTAAGCTCTAACGTAACAGCCATAGCAGGATTAAATGGTATTGGCAAATCTACTCTTTTAGCTATTTTAACAAATATAGGAGAATTACCTTCTAAGTATAAAACTCTTTTTAACTCTCGTTTCAGAGGAGAATTTAGTTCTGTTATTATGTATGATAGCCAACAAGATGATATAGGGGAAAAAGTAGAAATTACTTTAGATGGTGAACGACCTGCTGGAGTTCCTAAAAAAATGATTTTTAGGGCTATTATTCAGAATTACAATGACAAAACAAAAAGATATCGTTTAGTCCCTAAAAAGGATAAAGAACAATATAATTCTGAAGCAAAAATACCTTGGCCATCTTACTATTTAGGCCTTTCGCGGCTAATACCACTTGGAGAACATAAAAGTGGAAAAAAGGTTTCCATACCTGAACACTACAAACAAGAGATTACTCGAATTCATTCTAAAATACTTTCTGAAAATTTAGATATAGAGCACACAGAAAGCAGTAATCTTGATATTGGTATTGGGCGTCTAAAATCGACTATAAAAACTGACTACTACGGTTTTGCATCAAATTCCAATGGACAAGATAATACTGGTCAAATAATTGAAGCAGTATTATCCTTTGATAATTTAAAAAAAGAACTTAATGAAGAATATCTTGGTGGAATATTAGCTATAGATGAGATTGATGCTAGTCTTCATCCCGCTGCACAAAACAAACTTTTAGATTGGCTAGTAAAAAAATCAATAGAATTAGATTTACAAATTATTTTCACAACGCACAGTCTAACACTTCTAGAACATATGAGCAAGAATAATAGAGTTATGATTAATTATCTGTCTGTTTCGAAGTATCAACCAGGAATAGTTAAGGTAAAAGAAAATCCCGACCCTGGTTTTTATAG